CCCTCAACAACGGCGCCCAAAGCCTGGCCATCAATTCCTGCTCTTCCGCAGGCGTGTACTTCATCTGTTGCATTTGTCACCTCCTGTGTCACATTGTAATGGAGGGCGCGGGAAATAAAAAAAATTTCGGGCGGGTCCACCGTTCAAGCACACCGGATCGCTCGGCCCTCTCCGGGGGGGGCGTCGGCGGCGCGTCGGCGGCGCGTCGGCGTTGAGCGTGCGCGTGTGCCTGGGCGCGTGGGCGCGCGGGCCTGGGCGCGCGTGCGTGCGCGTGCGCGCGCGCGTCTGCGCGAGCTCGAGCGTGGGCGCGTGCGTGCGTGCGCGTGGGCGACGGCGCGTGCAGGATGGCGTGCGAAAGCGCTTGACACGGTGCGCGAGCGTGCTATCATGTGTCCATGCCCTGACGGATTGGCCGACCGGGCGAGACAAGGAAAGCAAAGATGACTCACGATTACTCTATCACCTTACAAGATACCGCCGGCCGCGTCGTCACCTTGCACATTAATGGTGCTTCAATTGACGAGCAAATTAATTCTGGAGTCGCGGCTTGGGAGGCTAAAGAAAACGTCGAATCCAATACCTTCAGCAAAGCTATCTCGGAAGGTTTTATTGGTGATGACGCTTGGCTTGTCGCTTGATTCCAAGCCTAGCTTAACAACTGGATATGCCCAGACGGATTGGCCGACCGGGCGAACCTGGAAAATGGCATGAGCCCCAAAAACGACACTCAAATTCGCAAATACACCTTCGGCCCCCTGCAATTCAGCGTGCGCGGTCTCGGCGTGTTCGTCGGCTGCGACAAGCTGAGCGAGCGTATCGCAACGCTTTCGCCGGCCGAGCTGCGGCAGGCCAACCGCGAGGCGTGGCGCCAACGCAATAGCGCGACGCGGGTCGCCAACCGCCAGGCGAACGTCTCGGTCTACGGATGGGACGACGCTCGCGATCAGCTCATTGAAGTGGCCACGTTCGTGTGCCGCGAAACCTGGAAGCGCATCCCCCGCTAACCACCCGCCGCCCTCCGGGGCGGCTATGGAAAAACACCATGAATTACATCAAGCGCCTTGAGTCGATCATCAGCGAGCGCGGCGAGCGCCTTGAACATATCGCCCATCAGGTGGAGTGGCTGCGGCAACACCTGCACTCTGACAAGTTCAAGGGAGACGAAAACGGCGAGCGAAAAGACTGGATCGCCGTGAACGATGTTCTTCGCTGGATCGAAACCGTCCGCTAACCAACCGCCGCCCTCCGGGGCGGCTATGGAGACTGACCATCATGAAGCGTAATGATTCCACCCTCGCCGAGCGCGTTCTCCTGCCCATCGTCGTGGCCATCGGCGTGATCGTGGCCTACCTTGACTTGTTCGTTTGGCGGCCCCTTTAAGGAACCAATCATGCAAAACTTTTCCCTTCGATCCGGCATCCAGGTTCGCGAAGGCTTCCGCGAGGAAGACATTTGGCGAGGCGCCCTTGGCCCAAATGAGCCTTTACTTTGCTTTGCAATGCTTGGCGGGCCGCTAGACGCGCCCGACGTCCTGCCGGCAGGCGGTATGCGACGAACCGATTCCGGGGCGCAACGACAAATGGCCGCCGTGCGGGCTGGTGCGCATGATTAGCCCCCTCTGGCCATTCCCCCCATTCCCCCGCCCTGCCCCTACCGCGCCCCAGGGGCATCAGAAGCAGGCGGTAACAACGGAACGGAACGGTAACAAGCGGCCTGTTACCGTGCGGCCCCGCCGTTCCCGCACCAAGGAGGAAGCTCCATTCTGACCTACCTTGCCGGAGTCATCATCATCGCGGCCATCATCTGGATGGCCGACCTGTAACCCTAGCCCGCCTCGCGCGGGCTTTTTAACGCCCCTACAGCGCGTCGCCATCGTCCGGTTGGTACTCGCCCCCATCCGGCGCCTCTAGCGCCCTCTGGGCGCGCTCCACGGCCTCCCCCTCGATCACCCTTGCCTGCGCAGCCTCGAGCGCCCCGACGATGCTCACGCGGGTGTCCTGCTGGATGCGGATTTCTTGGGGAGCTGGGCTCCACCTAAGCTGAGTCTTACTCCACCAAATCAGGCAGGCGGTATCGCCGCCCATAGCGCGTTCGAACAGCGTGGCGCTGATCTTCTCGCCAGCCTTAGCGCGGCCCTTTGCAATCTCATCCGCGAAGATCCTGGCGACCGCATCCTTGTTGATGACCTTACCGTTAGTCTCGGCCAGCGCCGCGCCGATCATCTCAAGGGTCATTCCCAAACCGGCCATCCGTTCCACGCGCACCCTATCCTGCTCCGTCGGAACAATCGCAGGCGGACGACCGATCGGTTTCTTGTTCTGTAAACTTACTTGTTCGATTGTGCTCGCCTGTGCGCTACTCCCATCCATGTTAGTCCTCACTCACTAAAACGTTGCAAATAAACAACGGAATTGCCGCTGGTAACGGTAACAGAACGGAACTACCTAAGGTAGTAGTTCCGTTACGTTACCGGTTTCACGCCCTTGCCCCGGTAACAGAATTACCGAAAATTCCGTTCCGTTACCCTGTTACCGGTCGACCTTTTGCAGCACCATCGATGCTACCTGAGCACCATCGATCACAATCCAACCGTGATCCATAGCCTCAATCATACGAGCATCGAGCAGTGCCGCGATAGGTTTCCCTGCTGCTGCGGGCTTGCAATAGATGCGCGCACTGGCCTCGCTGAGCCCCATCTTGGCCGTCAGGTAATCCAGCATGGCCGAGCGACTGACGTAGGGGGCGCCGTTGCGCAGTTCCGCGCCGCTATCCCACCAGGCCCTCTCGAACATCCTGCGGTGCTGGTCGAGCTTGTTACCGGCCTTGCTGGGGGCGGTAACAGGGGCGGTAACTGCGGTAATTACCGCGCTAGTTACCGGCTCGCCATCCTCATCCACCCATCCAGGGATGGCCACCTGTTGCAAGCTGGCGTAGATGGGCGCGGCTAGCTCCGCGTCCTTGCTCTTGCGCTGAACGATCTGGATGGGCTGGCCGTCTTTGGCGGGAATGACGCTGATCTCGATATCGAGCGCCCCTCGCCACGCACTCGACCCCCTGGCGCGGTGCTGGGCCTCCTCGGACACGCCGGTATGGTGGACGAGCAGGACCGAGCACTCAAACTCACGCATCAGGCCGGCGCAGGCATCGAGCATGGTCTTGGCGTCCTGGGCGCTGTTCTCGTCGCCGGCCAGGAACCGATGCAGGGTGTCCACGATGATGAGGCGCGGCTTTCGGGGCAGTTTGCGTATCTGCTGCAAGGCTTTTGCGTAGCCCTCGGGGGTGTTCAGGTCCACCCCGGCGCGGCTTAGCCACATGGCCAGAGATTTCTGTTTATGATGATACTTCCAGCCTGCGATGCGCCCTCGCAGGCCGTGATGACCCTCGCCGGCCAGATAAACAACGTCGGCCGGGCGCACTTTTTTGCCCATCCACTCGGCCATGCCGGCCGCCAGGCGCAGGCACATATCGAGGACAACGAAAGTCTTCCCCCCGCCGGATGGGCCATGCACCATCATCAGGGCCGAATCCTGCAACCAACCCTTGATGAGCCATGAGATGGGGGCGGGGGCTTCGCTGAACGTATCGGCCGGGATGAGCCAGTCGGGATCGGGGGCAAGCAAAGACTCTGCCGCCTCATCCCCGAGCGCGGCCGATGCTGCGAGATCGGACGCGGGCTCATACCGTGCCACGGAGGCGGCAATACGGGCGACCTCGCTTGAGGGCAGGGGGATGTCGCACCGGGTCTCGTTGGCCACGCGAATCGCCGCCAGGATCTCGGACTCACCCATGCCGTGCCGGCGCATGGCCCCCGCCAGCGCCGTCAGGCCCGCGTTGCGATTGCCCTTGAGTAGCTCGCCGGTCGTCGTCGGGGATCGACGCTCACGCGCCAGATAGGCCGCGAGCCATGCCGACGGGACGGGTGGCGGGGCCACGCCCTCTAACGGGTCGCTGGACGCCTCCCACACATACTCGCGCCCACCGACGACGCTGGGCGAGGCCACGAAATAGCGGCCGTCGCTGAGCAGATCCACCCCGTCGGCCAGCTTGCAGGACCGGAGCTCGGGCGTGTACAGATACAGATGATGCTCGCCACCGCCGGCAGTCAGGGCGATCGGCCCATCAGGGCCAGCACCATGCTCCGAGAGCCAGCGTGCCCATGATGTATCGCCACCGTTGCGCGGATCGATGTCCGCCACCACTAGCCTGCTGGCCCGTCCGGCTGCGATCCCGACGTTGGCCGTCGGCTGCTGCGCCCACCATTGCCGGATCGTGCCCGGATCGGTCGTTGCGTCGTGGACCCCGTGCGCAGTGGCGGGCACCTTGCCCCCAGGCACCAGCGGCAGGACCGGCCAGCCCCATGACGCATACGTCAGGGCTGCATCAAGCAGCGACATTGTCGCCACGGCGCAGGTACTCGCTCAGAGCGTGCATCACGCGGTAGGTCGGGTTGGACGCCTTGCCGTCCCTGATGTTGGCCAGCGTGTTGTGATGCACCCCCGTGGCCCGAGCCACCATGCTCAAGCGCCGGTCCTGTAGCGCCCGCCGGATTTCCTCTAGAGTCATTTCATCGCCCCGTGTAGTTTCTTGCGAAAAGGTGTTGACAGCCTAACAGGATGCGTGCATCATAGCAACACCTCGCAGCCAGATCCCCTGACCAGCGAGCAGCACAGGAGCGAAGAATGTTAAACCTTACCCCCCACGCAATCACGATCCGTCGCGCTGACGGATCGGAAGTCACCATTCCGCCCAGCGGGCAGGTCGCCCGCGTCAACACCGTGGAGCGAAACATCTCCACTTTTGAGGGTGGTGTGCCGGTGATTGTCCGGATCGGAGGCGCGGCCACCGGCCTGCCCGAGGAAGGCGTGCCGTGTTTGGTCAGCGCGATGGTGCTGGCTGCGGTGCCAGGTCGAGCCGGCGTGTATGCCCCCGACTCGGGGCCGACCGCCATCCGCGACGAGCGCGGCCAGGTCGTGGCCGTCACTCGGTTGGTGGCGGCATGAGCGTCGGCTACACATCCTCAATCGGCAGCGATGCCGAGCAGTTTGCGTGGGCAGCGGAAGCGTTCAATCGCGCCTGCGCCGACATTGAGCGCAAGGCAGCGCAGGACGCCGAAGCGGCCCGCTGGGCGGCTGTGATCAACAGGCTCGGCGGATGGTGCCCTGATCTGGCGCGGGACGCGCACCAGCCGGATATGCACGGCGATCCGATCGCCATCGACGGCTATGCCTACGCCGACAACGGCCGGCAGTGGTTGCCCGGCGAACGCGCCGGCATCAGCCCGCGCCATATGGCCGGCTGGATCGAAGAGGCTGCGGAGATGCGCGAACTGATTGCGAGCGGCACGCTTAATGCCGCTGACGCGGCGTGGCACGCGGAGTCGCCGTGCCGCAAGTCGCGCCTCGCGCTTGATGCTGCACGGAGCGTGTCCGTAGCACCTAAGACGCAGGCGCAGCCGGCGCTGATTGACACACGCTTTGCCGCGTTGGCGGCATTGAGGAGCAAATGATGTACGAAAACTTCACCTACGAATTCATCGAGCCGCGCCACAGCTTTCACGTTGTTGCCGTCATCCAGATCGACTGGTACGACGCCGGATATCCGACGACTTGGTACGAGGAGGGCTACGGCCCCGAGGTGTCCTGGACCGTCTGCAATCATCGGGGCCACCCGGCCCCCTACATCGAAAGGCGCATGACCCAGGCCGACATCGACGCCATCACCGACAAGGCGCTCGACATCATGGCCCAAGACGCCCGCGAGGAGTATTACCCGTGACTCTTACCCCAGCCCACGTTGCAGAGGCGCACGCCCTGCTGATGGAGGTGTATCGGACCAGCACCGAGCGCCTCACCCGCGAGCAGGTCATGGATCTGCGGACCCGCGCCCTGTCCAGCGCGATCAGGCTCAAGGTTTACTGCCTCGACCAATTGCCCCCCGTCACCCTCAAACAGGAGTAGCAAAATGGCAATCCAACTCAAGAGCACCCGCGACCTCGCCGCCGAGGGCGTAAAACTGCTGGTCTACGGCGCGGCCGGTGCCGGCAAGACCTCGCTCATCCCCACCCTGCCGGCGCCCGTCGTCCTGTCGGCCGAGGGTGGCCTGCTGTCCATCGCCGGGGCCGAGGTGCCCTACATCGAGATCAAGGACATGGAGACGCTGCGGGAGGCGTGGAAGTGGCTCGCCGAGAGCGCCGAGGCCCGCGCTTTCGAGTCGGTCGCGCTGGACTCAATCAGCGAGATCGCCGAGGTCGTGCTCAACAGCGAAAAGAAGGCCACCAAAGACCCTCGCCAGGCTTACGGGGCCATGCAGGAGCAGATGACGGACATTATCAGGGCATTCCGCGACCTGCCCGGCCGCAACGTCCTGATGACGGCCAAGTTGGAAAAGCAGCAGGATGAGATGGGGCGTGTC